AATTGGACAAAAATAAATGTCAAAAATCGAAATGGCCAAAAAACTTTCCCGAAAAAAATAACGTTGTGACCATAAAAAATTTTTACGCTCTCACGACAAAAAAAATAATGAAACTTTTGTTACCATAAACTTTTTTACAAAAAATCCAATTCCAAAATTGGGAGAAATCGTTAGGATTTTTTGACTAACGATTTCTCCCCAAAAATCCCCGAAATAATTTTAATGTGAGTCTTATGACATTTTGGTAAGACATATTAATTATATTTTTAGTCGCCACACCATAAACCAAAAATCCTAACAAATCCTAACGATTTCTCCCAATTTGGAAATATTATGGTGCGGAATAAAAAATAAAAAAATGTCGTTTAAAGCATATTAAGTATATAAAATAATATATTAAAATCAATATAAACACAATTTAATTTGTTAATTTGTTAATTTGTTAATTTGTTAATAAATTAAATTGTATAACTTATGAAAAACACTTAAGGACAAATATTTAGGATTTATTACTAATAATGCCTAATGAAAACTCCATTATAAACCAAGAACAATATTGTTGTAAAAAATGTCACTATAATACCGTCTCCATAAAGGATTACAATAAACATTTAATTACACGTAAACATAAAATCCTAACAAATCCTAATGACACAAAATCGGGGGTGTTATCTTGTAAATGCGGGAAAACATATAAACACTCGTCATCTTTGTGTAACCATAAAAAAAAATGCAAATTTTTAACAAATTCCGACATTGTTGATAAATATAATGAAACCAACGATAAAGAGCTAATAATGATGTTGTTGAAACAAAATACACAATTAATTACACAAAATTCGGAATTAATTAAAACGAGCAATGGACCAAATATAAACAACAATAACACAAACTCAAACAATAAAACATTTAATCTAAACTTTTTTCTAAATGATACGTGTAAAGATGCGATGAATATCGCGGATTTTATTAATTCAATAAAATTACAGTTAACCGATTTAGAAAACGTCGGAAAACTTGGTTATGTAGAGGGTGTATCCAATATAATCGTTAAAAACTTGAATGGGTTGGACGTTGCTCACCGACCGGTTCATTGCACCGACAAAAAGAGAGACACGTTATATGTAAAAGACAACGATATTTGGGAAAAGGACGAAGAAAAAATACAAATTAAAAAGGTTATCTCAAAAATAACGGATAAAAACAAGTTGCTCTTGTCGAGTTTTAAACAAGCACACCCGTCTTATTCAAATTCTATGTCACCGTTTTCAGACCAATACAACCAAATATTAATAGAAACACTCGGAGGATGCGGAGACAAAGAAGAAGAAAAGGAATGTAAAATAATTAAAAATATTTCCAAGGTTACGTGTTTAGAGAGAATCTAATGTCGGTTCTTCCGCGTTCATGGTTGAGTATTTCCTCGCATCGTCCGTCTCCAAATGCACTTCTGGTTGGGTTTCCCACTCTAAATACGATATCGCCTTGCTGGTCGGTCTTTCCAGTTCCAGTAATTTTTGTAAGGCCAAAAATCTTCTCTCTAATGGAACCATATTAACAGGCAATTTTCGCGATAGTTGCTTCCACCGCCATTCAAATTGAAGCGTTGCTTTCCAATCGGGAAAGCCTGAAACATGCGCTGCTCTCGTCCAAATTTCGCCTTGTGCGACCTTAATACCGGTTGCTCTTGCACCACCCTTTATTTCTTTATTATGTTGCCTAAGTCGTCTATCTAAATTCACGGTCGCACCCACATAAGTATTTCCTTTTGTGGAAACCAATAAATACACATAGGACATTCTATTAGACTCTCGCGAAATTTTAATGAGGTTTCAACCTAATTTCGACGTGTCCGTTTATGGCGTTTTGACGATTTTTTGAAATACTTTTTAGTGTTATTATTGAGTTTTATCGTTTTTGTGCGTTTATTTTGCGACGATTTATTCATGAACGATTTAATGCCGTCATGTTGGTCTATAATGGAATCCACAATGTTTCTAAAATAATTCCGAAATTGCGGACGCATTTTTTTTAGTTCGTCGACACACACCCATTTAATCTCTTGCTTCTCAAAAATCTTGGTGGTTTTTATTACAACCGGTGATAAATGCGTTTGAAGAAATCGCTGATTGTTGTTGTAGTAATATGGCAGCATTTCGTCGTATTTGTATGGGAATATATGGGTTCTGTATGGTTTGTGACCGGACGGCGTATAATCAATATTATATGTCCCGTTTTTTGTCAGCAAACGTCTTACTTTTTGGTCGCTTCCTAAAAACCCAGTCAGTTCTTCCCCTGCTTCTCTCACCGCAGTTTTAAATAATGACTCGTTATTGTCGGTACCACCTCCAAAATCGGCATACCCAGGTGCCGATTTTTCGTATTTATTTTCTTTTCCGAATAAAAAATACAGTTTCCCATTATGTATCGCAGTCGGCAACGCACCTGCTCCCATTATATAAAACACATATATTTTATATAATTCATATATTATCTTCTCCAAACTAATACCCAGATAAAAGGGTGGTCACTAATTTGTCGCCTCCAATCGCAGACGGCTCGATTCCGTGGGTGAAATCCTCCGGTTGGGTCAAATAAGAACTAATTTTTACAACACGAATGCTGTTTTTACTCGCATAATCATATAGCATTTGGTTCCACTCCTGTATTACTTGGTGGTATTTAGAATAAGTCGAATTATTTGGGTAATAAATGTCTAAAACAACGAGTTGACTTTCTGGAAATTCGATTTTAATCTGTTCTACCAATTTTTTATATTTTGAAAACAACTCGTCCAACACACCGGTCTCTGATTTATTATTTTTTTGTTCCACCAAATGAAATAATATATCATTTCCACCAATCGAGAGAAAAAGGACCGTTCTATAAGTCTCTGTGTTGGCAGGAATTTTGTCTAATTGGTTGTATACGTCTATTATTTTAGAATCGTCTTCTGCCAAACAAACTGTTTTATTGTCGGTTCTCTCCATAAACAATTCAGTGACACTTTTCCCATTTCCTACATAATTTTCGTTGTTTAAAATACTGTCTCCTAAAAGGACAAACTGTTTGGACGATTTAAATGGTTCTATATTGGAACTATAGGAACTCATATATGTATTGTAATATGAAACAGAGATAATCAGGCAAACTAATATAATTATTTTAAAAATGAAATTCATATATATTTATATATTTATTTATATATTGTATTGTTTGTATATATTTAGTTTGTTATTGAATAAACAACCGTATTTGAATAAACATTTGACCCAGACGCTCTGTAATTTATGGTCGACCCAAAATTATTGTTGTATACATTAACAACAACGACGTTGTATAGGTTATTACCAGCACCTTGCGGCACGACAAACGAAATGTTGAACGTGTTATAAAAAATGATGGGTATATTGGTAAAACTCCCGAAATTCACATATGTTTTTCCATAAGCAGGAGGGAAAAAATTGTCACCTATTATATGTACGACAGTGTATTCTCCAGCGACGCTAGTTTCTACATTCAACTTATAAATGGACGGCGCAAAAATTGGATAAGAACTATTGTTTGGGTTGCAAATATATTTTTTGGGTAATTTATTTACTGCCTGATTCATAATTATACATAGATATAATATAATTATAAATATAACTTATTATTTCGGTCCATAATCGTCAGGTTTTTCTTTGATAACTCCCTTTATTTTTTGTTTTGCTAAAACCAAAAACCCATATCCAACAAAGGTGCCGACAAATGCACCAACAATAACTTGGAAAATAGTATGACGATTAAATGCGACGCGCTGAGACAATACTATTGCGGAAATTACCAAATACAAGTACAGCCAATTTTTATTTTTCAGCGATAAATAAATGAATATGGTAGAAAATGCACACGATTGTGCGTGACCCGAAGGCATGCCGAATATAGCGTGGGGAAAACCATCTTTAAATACAAAGTATTTCCCGCGTTTAAGTGCCAAATTGAATTGTTGAACGTCTTCGCTTGGTCTTGGTTGTTGGAACAACAACTTTAATGCCACGTTTAAAACGCAACTCAAAAACATCCCTATCACATAGTAGAAAAGCAACATTTCTTTATTCCATAATAACGTTGCGGAAGTTATGAATAAAAACACGGGACCATAAATGCCTATATTATTAAATATAGATGACAACCAGTTCATAATATATGTTTCTATTTTAAATTACCAACAACTTAATATTGGTATAAACACTCACAAACAAGAGACACGCACCAGTCCGCACCATTCAGGTTTACCACATTTCCTTTATCGTCTAATAATTTAATCGCCATTCTATCAATGTCTACCGGTCCAAAATAAACACGAGAACTATTTTGAAGCGACCCACTAAATTCCACCAACAAAGAAGTGGTTGGAACGCCGGCAGAGGTCTTAATCGGTATGATGGCCAGAATATCAGAAGAAGTTGGTGCCTTTGCGAGGTAATTGGTTAAATTATTGTTGTTTGAATTAATGCTATTAATGGTATAAATCTGTGCGTTTGTAAGCGTTCGTGGAGCGCTGGGCAAAACAACGGTTGTTTTTGTATAATCTCCTTCGTATTTACCGGCAATTAATAACCCGTTGGAGGTGTTATATGTTTGATTATTTAATAAGGACTCCTCGTTTGCTTCATCAATAAGTTCATTTAGATTGTTATTCTGTGGCCCAGGATTTATACAGGCTTGAGGTAAATCTGGTGAATAATAGGACGGAACCTTCAACGTGTTTGAGTTTTGCGAGATAGAAACTAAACTATTGTTGACGTGGTTTTGGTTATAATCGTCAATAGATAGAATTAAATATTTTGTTCCGTTTAAATCTAAAATTGATGGAGCTACATTTCCGGTACTGTCAACATTTACATACGGCACTCTATATCCCATTAACCACCCTAATGTATTATTGAAATAATTATTGGTCTTGCTTAAACAATTATTGTTGCAATTTAGTTCCCCAGTAAAATCATAAAAAATCAAAAGATGATTTATTGTTATTGTTCCGGTTGCTCCTGAAAAATTGACATCAAAAAAACTGCAATCGTGCAAATGGAGTGTGATAATGCCATTATTTGAGTTGTACTCAACAATGTTTAATGAAGTGTCAACCGAACCTGGTTGTTGCGGTGGACGTAAAAACCCCGCGTTACTAAATGAGGTATTCAATTCAGATACAAAATCAACCGGCGAATAATTACCAGGTTTGATAGAAACCTTGATATTAATTATACCGAAACTACTGTCTATAACACGGACCCACATACAAGTATTTCCGTAATTGGAATCAATCACATACCAACTGTAAGGAATTTGATAAGAATATAAACTCAATTTTAACGTATCTTTTAAGGTATCAGATAGGTCGCACGTATAGTTGGTGGAGGTTGAATCCGCATCATTTGAGTATTGCCTAAATTGACTATCCAGGTTGAGAAATCTGGTTATCGTGTTTTTTAAATTTGGGTTTAACGAGTCTTGTTTGACCGGTAAATTATATGTGTCTGTGGTTGCAATTTGCTGGCGCTTAGCTGGCACGTGTTGATTTCCAAATGTGCTACTTTGTGTTTGCCTTTGGGTAATTTTATCGGTTTGCGTTTTGTTGTCTTGTGTTAGGTATTCATTTTGAGTCCAATCGGAAATTTGTTTATCTCCACTTGAATAAGTGGAGGAATTAGAAGAGTTTGAGTTATTTCCGAATCCCTCAACAATTATTTTATCATCTTCATCGTCGTAGTCCTCGTCTGTGTCATATTCTTCTAAACTACTAACGTAACTCAATAATTGCTCTTGAACTTCTTTAAAAAAAACAGACAAATCTGGGTTTTTCTTTTTAAATTTATGTATCAGAGCATTTGTGTTGGTCATTATTTGTTCTTCGTTCACGCTTTGGTCGTCAATTCCAACAATCGTCATCAATTCTGCCAACGTATAATTGGAAATATTTGTATCTATGTCTGTCATAATAATAATATAAATATTGTTTTTAATTCACAATAAATTTATACAATATTTATTCTTGAATTTTTCACAAAATGGTCGATAAATGCGTTTTTTATATCGGTGGATACATTTATTTCGCAGTCATTATTGTTGTTTAAAAATTTCTTCGGGAACATTGTGAGACCGTCGCCTCGTTTGGAGTGTGTGTAACCTTTAAACAGGATTTCTTCTAAATAATATACCAGTTTGTCGTTGTAATCGCGGAGAATGTCGCGACTCATAAAATATGTGCCAATATAAGTATACCGGTTGGTGTTTGAGTCTGCGTGAACCTTGTAATATTTTTCGGTAGATGCTTTATTTAGGATGAGACCTATGCCGGCAATTTGATTGGTTTCATTATTCATTTCAATCACAAATACCGGAGTTTTATACTCGATTTTTAACGACAACGATGACGGACTGCAATACATACAGGCAAAATCACGTTTTTTTCTATAAGCGTAATTCGTGTCAATTGTTTCATTATTAAATCTCGTGGTAACAATAGACGTCATTATTTGTGGTTCCGATGTAAATCTTATATGTTTATGTTTCATTTTTATTTTTATTTTATATGGTTTGAATATGGAGTAAGATGGCAAACCTATTATAAAAAATATATTATTATGATTTTGTGTTTTACAAGTTAAAATGTGTAAAAATAAATATTTAATATATATAATGTGTGGAATAATTGGAATACTAACAAACACAACAAATTGTGCTGATTCGTTGTTGAACGGACTTAAAAAACTACAAAATCGTGGATACGATTCCGCGGGAATTTGCACAATGTCAGGTAATTCATTAACGCTTCATAAATACGCGTCCAATGATTGTTCCGCAATAAGTAAATTAGACGACATTAAAGAGTATCACGTTAATTCTAAAATGGGAATCGGACATACACGTTGGGCAACACACGGAGGCAAGACGGACGAAAATTCCCACCCGCATATGAGTAACGACAATAAATTCGCAGTGGTACATAACGGTATTATTGAAAATTTTGCGTCTTTAAAAAAGATGCTCACGGACGAAGGATACACGTTTCAATCGCAGACCGACACCGAAGTTATTTCAAATTTGTTGGCGTATTATTACGCCAAAAGTGGCGGCGATGTAATGGACACCATAAATAAAACGGTTTCACAATTAGAAGGCACTTGGGGACTAGCAATTATGTGTGTTGACAAGGAACACGAATTATACTGCACTAAAAATGGCAGTCCCATATTAATCGGGCAGACCGACGACTATGTGATGGCGACCTCGGAGCAATCCGGATTTAACGAGAAAATTAAAAACTATTTTGTCTTGAACAATTACGATATATGCACCATTAAAAGGACACCAACACACGAATTTACGGTTCAAACGACCCATAATTATAAATTAAAATCCATCGCGGTTCAAAACAACACCACCAGTCCCGAACCATTCGACCACTGGACGCTTAAAGAAATTTACGAACAGAAAGATAGTATCCAGCGTGCGATTAGTTTTGGCGGACGCATTGTAACGAACGATTCAGTAAAGTTGGGCGGACTATATTCCAAAAAAAAGGAGTTGATGGAAATTGAACATATTATTATACTGGGTTGCGGGACGTCTTATAATGCGGGACTGTTAGGCGTTCATTATTTCAAGGATTTATGTAATTTTAACACGGTTCAAATATTTGATGGTGCCGAATTTGGTATCAAGGACGTGCCAAAAAAGGGAAAAACGGCGTTAATGCTTCTCTCGCAGTCGGGCGAAACCAAGGACTTGCACCGGTGTATTGAAATCGCAAAACAAAACAATTTGTTTACGATTGGGGTGGTGAACGTGGTGGATTCGTTGATTTCGAGAGAAGTTGATTGTGGTTGCTATTTGAATGCAGGGAAGGAGGTGGCGGTTGCTTCTACCAAATCATTCACCTCGCAGGTAATTTTATTGTCGATGATTGCTATTTGGTTCTCTCAATATTACAATATTAATAAGGAAAAACGTGTTCAGTATATAAAGGATTTGAATTACTTGGATAATGGTGTTGGCGAATTGTTTTTGGACTTGGAGACAAATGCCGAAAACAACGTGCATCTATTTGACGGCAATAGTTGTTTTATTCTTGGAAAAGGACCGAACGAATCGTTGGCGAGAGAGGCGTCCTTGAAAATTAAAGAAATATCTTATATACACAGCGAGGCGTACTCGAGTAGCAGTTTAAAGCACGGACCGTTTGCGTTATTATGCGACAACTTTCCGGTAGTATTAATAATGCCAAACGACGAACACTTTGCCAAAAATATGAACGCATACCACGAAATTAAATCTAGAAACGCAAATGTGGTGGTAATAACAAACCACAAAATAAATGAGGTAGATAATGTTATTTATATTCCGTATAATGAGACATATAATAGTGTATTAATCATCATTCAACTGCAAATGTTGGCTTATAAACTGTCTGTTACACGAGGAATTAATCCGGATATGCCAAAGAATTTGGCAAAGGTTGTCACCGTAGAGTAACAGCAGAGTAACCGTAGATTGTTCGTTGTATTTTTCAAATTAATTTATTATAAATGATAAACGAGTGATAGGACATAAGGTAGACAAAGGGAATTATACAATATAAATATTAAGTAAAATGTTATAAAATAAAATGTTTTATAAATTAAAAATGGAGAGAAAAATGTATGTTTTAGAAGTTGTAAAATATATAACAGAAACCGAAAATTTGATGACGAATTATGGAAAGTTAAAACACATCGGATACATGAAAAAGAAATTTAAAACCAAACGCGAAGCGTGTATGTATTACGACGAATGTAACCCGTGTATGAGAAAAATGAATATGCTAGGAACATATATCAGCGATTGGGACCCTAACACAAAATTATTATATATAGTTAGAGATGACTATAATATAAATGAAACGGTATCACCATTTGTCACAAAAAAATGTTGATATTTTTGAAGAGTTCAATAAAGTGCTATTTCGTTGATTATTTAACCGTATTAAAAAACATGTCCTCCATCACCGAGTATCTATCATCTTCCAAACTTGCCTTTAGCATCGACCACGGCGTAATCGTTTTCAGCGATTCAACACCTTTCTCGCAAAATCCCTTTAAAATTGCGGGACTAAATCCAGACATCATTGACGCGTTCGGCTGACTGGACAAACAAGGAAACCCATCGGTGCTTCTCAAGTTCCAAAACAGAATATGAGGTGGTTTATATGGTTTCCCTACCGCACGCATTCCCGTATCCGCATAATTGGTCACGATGTTTTTATACAAAACGGTTTTATCACAACTGTCGCCTTGGTCCATTTGCATGTCCGACAGAATAACCAGAACCATTCCTTCCGCGTCTTCTGGTTTCATCTTATTTTCTACAATCGCGTCCAAAATCAACTCCATTGCGGCGGAAAAATTGGTGCTCAAACCCATCTCTGACCTTTTTACGGCTTCCACACATGAGACAAATCCGTCGGCGTGTTCCAAATTAACCCACGAAGGAGTTGTACTAAAGGTCATCACCCGTTTTCCCAAAGACGACTTTTCGGCAATACGAATTCCGAGGCCGATGGCAACATCCATCGGCGCGCCTTCCATCGAACCCGATAGGTCCACCATTGCAACCATCTTATCAAGCGACGCGGATTGACTCGAATTATCCCGCCACTGAGAATTCAGCAGACTAACTTCCAATTTTCGTTGGGAATGAAATTCCGCGTCGTCCAATTGATGGATTTGTTTGTCCAGTAAAATCTTCGCTTGTTTAGTGAAGTCTACCATTCCGACCCGCTTCCCTTTGATTTCTCCGCCACCGGTTGTCATTTTTTCAAGGTGACTCTTTAAATTATTCGCACACGTAATTCGGTCGATGTCGGTGCTTCTCTGTTTGAATTCTTTGGTAGTATTAAAAAACGCCTTTTGTTGTTTTGACATAGTGATGGAGGTGACGTTATGGAAATTCACGTCGGCCCATTTTCGGTCGCACATTTTAATTTGTGTGGTGTCAAGGTGGTTGTTCAACAACGACATCAATTTACGATAATCCGTCTTGCACTTCAACGTCGCACTTCTTTTTTGTTCGGGTGTCCTGGCGGAAAGCAAATAATTATTAAAATAATCCGTCGCAAACGGTTGATACAACCACCCAAACGACGATTGTTCTCTAGGCAACCATTTTGAGACAAGCGATATGCTGTCTTTCCCCGATTGTAGGGAATCGACGTCCTGCCTTAGTTGAAAATTACACATCTTGATTGCGTATTGAATTAGCGGACATTCGATTGTTTCTCCTTGGTTTTTGCAATACTCGCAGAAATATTTAATGTCTTTCCACGACCCATAAGGATGAACGGTCTCGTCATTAATGTCAACAAAACAAAGAATCGCATACAATGCCAAATCTGGATAAAAAAAATTCCACGTGTAAATCATCATGTAGGACAAATCACGTTCGCCCTTTCCATTTATGATGTCACGAGTATTTCCAATCATTTTATATACAAGACATAACATGGATTTTGCACGGTTTTTATCAATTTCCGACGAACTGTTTCTGTCAATATTGTTTTTCAATTCCGAAATAATGTAATAAAGTTGTTTCTTTAACACATTAATTCCGTTAACAGATGTTCTTGTAAGCTGAAACGAAAACTGAACGATTCTTTCTTGGATGTTATTCGACCAATAGTATTGTGCGTGCCCATTTTCCCCAATTTCACAAGGAGTATAATTGTCAAGAGCATTTATGATTGCGGACATTTTAAGGTATGATGTAATATATTTATACTTCAATCTTTATATTGTTTTCTAATAGTTTTTTTGGCGTAGGAGTGTATATGGTGTCGCTTGGTTGAGTTGACCGATTTCTTTTTAATCTCGCTTGATTTTTCATAAAAAATCATTATCAGTTCGTTCAAATCCTGAAACATGTTTATTGTTTTTTCAAATTTTATAGTATCTATGTTTTTTACAGGAACTAAATAATCATCAACCTCGTCGTCATCACGCTTTAAAAATCCGGAAATTTCGGTAGGTTCCAAAGCAATATTATATTTAAGTGCGGACAATAATGAATAAGAATTATTGTTTTCGGTGCTATTATTTTTAAGTATTTGTAGCATTTCCTCTCTTATAATATAATTCGGCGTTGTCAATAAAAAAGTGTCCGTTACGATTTTTTCAATTTCGTTGCTTCTATTTACATAGATGAATTTCAATCCGACAAAATATACGTCGTCTTTGTAAAAATCTTGATACAATTTATCGGTTTTTTCAAATTCAACCATAAAATCGTCGTTTAATTTATCGTTATGCATTATATATTCAATATATAATACATCTTATTTTTTAACTAATGCGTTTACTCGCAATATTCTTCCTCGTCCGTTAATTCGTTTTCTTCGTCGTCCAGTTCATCAAGAACTTCAAAATAATTGTAATCATAGTCTGGAATTATAAACATTTGTTCCCACATATCGTGCCCCCACATATCAATATATTCACTCGTTCGGGTTTCATATGCTTTTTCTAAAACGGTGTTAATTTGGTGAGTTTTGTCAACCACCACGATTGGGGACGGTTTCTCTTCAAACTTTTTTTCTTGTATCACCTTTTTACCTGTAAAAATGTCTTTTTTAATACTAATCCACCCTAATTCAAGATTGTTAAAATCAACGTCCACATTTTCTAGAACCACCACAGAATTTAATTTTTCAATAAAACTACTCTTAATTAAATTGGGTTCACCATTATTTGAGGTTGATGACGGTTTTACCAATTCAGGGAAACTTTCGGGAGCTAAATCTATTTTTTCCTTTTTTAGTTTAATTCTGGTTAATTCTTCTTGCCTTAGTTGTTTGGAAGAATGTGTATATTTATTCATAACCGGTGGAGGAGTTTGTTTTATTTGGGGGACATTATTATTTTTCTTAATTGTTTTTTCTTCCATCAACGAAGCAAACCTTGAATTTTTGTTTATTTTATTTTTTGACATTATTAATGACTTTTGTAATTTGGGTGGTGGAGTATTGAGTTTTATAATGTGTATGTCGGGGTATATTTAAATATGTTTCAAATAGAATATATTAAATTCCAAAAAATAAATTAAAAAAATAAATTTATCACAACCAATATTCATTTATAACCCCTTATAACCCAGGGTATTTCTAAATATCGTCCACATCAACGTTGTCTTCGTTGTCCATCGCAATAACCAAAGACGTCCCCGTTTTTGCGGCAACAGATAATTGTGTTTCAATCAATTCTTGGTATTCTTGCGTTTTATCGTCCATAAAAACGACTTCTTTTTCGTCTGCCTTAACAACGCCCATCGTTTTGGTATCATTCTCAATAAACAAATCCCATTTCACGGTGGTAATATTATTTTTCAACTTTATTTTATCCGTGTCATTATACACTTCAATAACATCGCAATTCAAAAGTTTCCCCTTTTTGGGTTCGTTTTCCCACTCGCGTTTTCCTACAAGAAGCCACGACCCCACACCAATAAAATTATCTCGCTTGCCCCTTCCTCTAAATTTTCCTCTAATATGGCAGAGCATTTCCGTCGAATCTAGGGCGACCACTTGACACATTGAACCACCATAAATTTTGGTGACTTGTGCGTACAATTCGTCTTCGTCTTCAATGACCCTCAGCGACGTATCTTTTACCGCAAAATTCTTGCGTGCAAACCCCTTCGATTTATTTCCACCAGAAACGTTCTTGACCATTTTGTTTGTTGTATATTTAGAAACATATACGTTATATTAGTTTCAATTTTTTATTTAATTTAATAAATAACAATAACAATAACAATAACAATAACAATAACAATAACAATAACAATAACAATAACAATAACAATAACAATCATCGAACAAAATAATATATTTTAATACTATATAATGAATGGCGGAAAAAGAAAATTGAGTTCGTGGAATTTATTGGTTAAAAAGGTTTTCCACGAAGGACGTAGTAAAAATAAGAGTTATTCTTTTAAGCAGGCGTTATCAGACGCAAGCAAACGTAAATCCGAAATGGGTTCCACCAAAAGTACCCACAGTGGAAAGAGCAAGAAAAACGTCAAATCCAGAAAAAGACGTACCCGAAAAAGTTCCCGTTAAATAATATAATATTTAATCAATGAAATATTTTATTATTTATTCATAATTTCGTGCAATTTATTGAAATTTATGGCTGGTAATTTTTTAACAAACGACCAGTCTATTTGGTCATTAAATAACTCCTCATATTTTTCAAAAAATTGACAAATGGTTTCTCTCTTCGATGGCTCTGGATGAATGTTTTTATACAATACATTTTTCATTTGACTTATAAAATTTTGCTTTAGAGAGAAGAAATCTGTAATAGTTCCAAAAAGATGCAAATATAACACACTTATACTGTAAGTATCCCATTTATCGTGATGCGTCAAGATATCAACGATGACTTCCTTTTTGGGCACGTTTATGTATTTGGATAATGTTTCTACACATAATGCCTTGTACGCAATTATTTTTTCAGGGAAAAAAGATAACACGCTTAAATTGGAGACAAACCTTTCGCAAACTTCTTCAATGAATGAATATGACACAAATGAAATATCGTTTTTAATTAAATAAAATAAAATGTGAACTTCCAATGGTTTATATGTATAATCCGTAATCTGGGTTAATACATTTGCAATATAAGTGGAATCCAGTTTATCTATTTGCAAACTGTTTTTAAAATTAAAAATAACCGGTTTCTCTCCAATGTCTAAATTAAAGACTATATTTTGAGAAGATAAATCAAAAAAACAAATCCCATTTTTATTTAATTGGACCAATCCTTTTGATATATAAGAAACAGAGCATACGACATTCATTATAAATAATTTGGGTTCGGTGAATTGAACCAAATAATCATTGAAAAACGATAATTTTTGGTTTTTATATTTTAACATTAAATATCGGTCTCCAATTGCGGTGTTTATTTTATCACAAATTTGGTTATTGTTTAGATGATTAATATTTACACTTCGGTATTCTTCTACGACCAAATAGTTGTTCAAATAATGAGGAAGTTGTTTTATTTTTTTACTTATATCAATTTCGTTCATTGAATGGAACCCGTACTTGGTTAATTTATTTTTGTATTTGTTGGCATCTTTTTCGTATCCAATAGGTTCGTCCATAAAAAAATGTTTGGAAATATTTGTGGTTTCAATGTTTGTTTTCATCATACATAAGTAATTCATATGTATTTATTATTTATAATCAATAATCTTTATAATCAATAATCTTTATAATACCTATTTTCACACTCGTAACTTTTGACCTTCTTGAAAATTTTAATGATATAACTGTTTATCGGGACAATATGTTTTAAATATTTGTCGTATTTTTGCTTATATCGGTGTTTTTGCCAATTGTCGTTGTCATAAAATATTTTATTATACGTGTGTTTATTCAGTTTTTCAGTTAACAATACTATATACCTGTTTTTTGCGGTTGGATGGTCTAATTCATCATCATCGTCTTCCGACGCAACATCGTCTTGTATATATCCGTTTAACATTTTTCTATTGGTATAAAGGGTGTGGTATTTTCCAGAACTATCCATGTATTCACACACCAACTCGGTTTGAATATAATAATCACACGTCATCGTATTACTATAAGTAGTTATTTTATTTTTAGCAAAAATAATACCTCTATTATGAAGGCAAACTGTTTCAATTTTAATTTAAAAAAATAGTCTTATTATTTTACGTTTGGTTCGTCGTTTGCTTTTACGTTTGGGTTGTCGTTTGCTTTTACGTTTGGTTTGTCGTGTGCTTTTACGTTTGGGTTGTCGTGTGCTTTTACGTTTTCCTGCCTTATGATTATGTATACTACTATACGGGTTTTCATAATTTCTATCTTTAATTTGTCTTGATGTTGGCAAACTATATATTTTGGTTTCCGGTGTATGTGTGTGTAATTCTTCGCACCTTAATCGTGATATACTTTCATTTTCAATACAAACATCTTTTTTACAAAGCCAATTTGGGTTGGTATTTTTTAGTAAAGATTCATATAAATCAGGATTTATAGCAGAATCATTTGAAATTTTTTTAATAATATTTAAATCATCCACGTTTTTGTTGTCTAACTCCCTCCACCCAGAATTACAATTTATTTTGCGTGTTGAGGTTTCTGGTATGTCTACTACAGAAATTGGCGAACTTCGGGCGTCGACGTTGTTTATCATTAATATATAAGTATATTAGTTTTTAAATACCGACGCCAATCTTTTTCCCGAAAATCAAGAAATACCTATTTTTATAAGTTTTCTTGATTTTTTTACGCACGTCATCTAACGTGTCTAAATTATCTTCACCCTCATTTAATCTAATAATTTCATCTTCTACCAATTTGCGATTTAGGTCGCAAAACGCATCAAACCCGGTGGACGGCTTATAATCGGTGTTTTTAATGTGTTCGTCAATCGCATCCAATACCGACTTTTGAACACACGTATATTTTCTACGTTCGACAGGTTTCTTCGTTTCTGTGCTTTTTTTTCTATAATAGTATCTAGCACTTTTAAACATTTTATCCATCACGTCCCCTCCATAGCCCGAATTCGTCATACGTCTTGATTCCGTGGTTACCACGTCGGCATTATCATCTAACCAAACCTTCCACGCTTCCTTAAAATCACTACGATGGTCGTACTGATGAATTTTAGAAAACTTGAACAACTCGCCCGTAAAATCGTGTGAAAATTTATACCTAAATATATTAGGGTTTACAATATCATCGCCTATATCCATTGTTGAAACGACCTTTTCTGGTCTATCTACCCCCTTATGTGTATTGGATAAATGATGATTTCCTCCAACAAAATCTTTGTCATTAACACCGTTTCTGGTTTCATCATCGCCGGAATTAGAATAAATCATTTAGGATTGTGTGTGTGTGAATTATTTGTGTGATTATATTTTGTCTATATTAGCATTTCAATTTTTTTTATAATTTAACGCTTAATAGATATTTTATGCGAATAACACGAAAGTTGAGTGTATTAATATATAAATAAATAACATTATATATTATATGAATTTTGATTTGAATATTAATAATTACACGAGGAGAGAACTGATCCAAATGTTTGATTTACCGGAAAACTTTAATAAAACCATCGTGGAAACGACTGAAACAAAACTTAAAGATGGAATCATTAATAATCATGATATTGGACAGGACATTCGTGTAAGAACGATGAATTTCCTTATTAAGGCCAAAAATATAATTTTAAACCAAGATTCAGAAATTGTTAACAACCCAAGTTACGATTTGTATAAAGAAAATTTCGAACTCACGACGACTAAACTTGAGGATAAAACAGACCGCGACATACAAGTGAGAAAAGAGACACCTTATTTTGATTCCCATCCAAGCGAATACTTTGCGGGAGCAATTAATCCGTTGAAAAAACGAATTGTTAAAAAAAACCTGAATATTGACTCTAAATTTAGAGACAACTATTTCAGTAATTTATCTTCTAATTTCAATTTTAATTTGCCGATGAACATGAATAATGTGGTGCAGATGCAACTATCGGCAATTGAATTGCCGACAACTTATTACGCTATATCAAAACAAATCGGCAACAACTTTTTTACCATCACCGTAAACGGTACCACCACCACCACCATTAACCTGCCAACAGGCAATTACACACAAACGACAATTATGGACGCTATTAATTATCAACTTTCTTTGGCAACAGACGCATCTTTTAGCGAAGTTGTATTTGCGATAAATTTGGAAAACGGGTCTGGAAGTGGGCAAACGATGGTTGGACTAGCGCCGTCGTCTTCGTCTATCACCGAATTTGAGTTAAATTTTCAGACGGACAATAAAGGAAACAAAGACCCTAATACCCCGATGCCGTTAAAACTCGGGTGGCTTCTTGGGTTTAGGAATGGGTTTTATGCCAACAACCTGAATTATGTATCCGAAGGAATAGTGGATGTTTCAGGACCAAAATATTTGTTCTTGGTGGTAGACGATTACAATAATAATGTCAATAACAGTTTTTACAGCGCATTCAACTCGTCTCTTTTAAATAAAAATATTTTGGCGAGAATATCCTTAACTTCGCAACACAATTCATTTTCTACGTTGCAACAAAACAATTTGAATATAGTTACCACCCCGAGAGAATATTTCGGACCAGTAAACATTCAAACATTAAACATACAGTTATTGGATGAATACGGAAGAATAATTGATTTAAACAATATGGATTTTAGTTTATGTCTTAATCTTAAGGTGGTTTATGACCTTTAATTATTTTAATTATTATAATAATATAATTATACTTTATAATGTCGAGAACATTCGCTACCCTTTTCGAAAATAAAAGTGCGGGTGATTATATTATTGCAAAAAAAACAAACACCGTCACATGTGGCTATTCAAAATGCTCTGTAAATAATAAATTCAGTAGTCAACAAAATAAAATGACATACAAACGTTCAACCAATCCTACGATTTCTTTGTGTGCGGATAGCAAACAATTATACATAAATTTACTCACAAAAATAGATTTGTCTAATGTATCGGTCGTAGAAGATTTTTCAGGAAACGTCGTTCCGTCTACCATCGACGCAAATATTAACGAACCTTATTTAAGATACAATATAGACCCAAATGGGTCACTATTTGGCAACAACGTGTGTGGAATTAATAATTATGTGAATTATATGGTTTATAATTATAAAAAATACACACCTTTTGTCATTGACAGTATAAATTATGTCGTAACTTACGATGAAACCACGAAAATTTATGTGGTCACCTTTTTAGAAGACGGAACGATGCAGTTCAAGGCAAATATATTGATGCCGACGACTGTCAATTATTTGCTTGTTGGTGGTGGAGGAAGCGCTGTTAACACACCAAGTACTGGTGGAAAGGGAGGTGAAGTCATTTATAAAACAAATATTTACGGAGACTCGCCGACGAGACAAATAATATTTAATGTAGCACCCACTTCTATTGCTAATACAGACGGTTACTCCACCAGTTTTAGTGGTTCTGGAATTGACACTATAACGGCCAACGGTGGAAGTGTTGGTATTAATTCCTCCGACATTGAGGACAATGGAACAGATGGGTCTTCTTATCTTATAAATAATAAAACTTATTATTTTGGGGGTGGGGGCGG